ATTCAAATGTTGAACCAGCGTATGTACCCCACACCGCCCGATCCGCACCCGTTATAAGCTGGGTTCAAGCCGGGGAATGGGCCGAAGCGGTTGACTTATACAGCGTAGGCGAAGGCGAAAGCCGAGAAGAAACCCCCGCCAACGCAGGCCCACATGCATTTTGGTTACGAGTGAAAGGTGACTCCATGACCGCCCCGGCAGGGCTAAGTGTCCCAGAGGGGTACCTAATCATGGTCGACCCGGACACACAGCCTGAAAATGGCAGCCTAGTGGTCGCAAAGCTGGACAGCGAAGATGAAGCCACCTTTAAAAAGCTGGTGATCGACGGCCCCAACCGGTACCTAAAGCCGCTTAACACGGCCTACGACACCATAAAAATCAACGGTAACTGCCGAATAGTTGGGACCGTTAAAGAAATTCGATTTCGACCTTAAAACAATCACTACTGATTAACTATGGAGGGGAAGTGACAAAATCAAACAACAAGAGCGATAATAAAGGCAGATCCAGCAATGCTGGGCGCCCAACTAACGACAGCGCCCGCAACCAGAATTCAGGCGGAAACCTCACTTACGGTGAACGTCAAAAAGAATCGACTATCCACCAGAGCAGGCCGAGCCCCAAACCTCCACGGAGATAGACCGAATGGACAACCATGAACGCCACGCTGATGTGCTGCACAACGTAAGGACTGGCGCCAGGTATCACATGCGCCGCCAGGCTTTCTTTGAAAAGTGGCACAGGTTTACCGGCTTGGTATCTCTGGTTTTAAGCTCCGCCGCCGTATGGGCATTCATTGGCCCCCACAGCAAATATGCGACTTGGCTCGCCGCTTTCATTGCGATCACCCAGGCTATTGATCTGATGTTTGAGACACAAAAGCGCTCAAACCTCCACGCCGAGCTCCGCCGCCGGTATGTAGCACTGGAGCCCGCCTTAGCAGAAAGCCAGGAATTATCTGAAGAATGCTACGCCGACCGCAAAGGCAAGATAGCAATGATTGAACTGGACGAACCCCCAATCAAAGACACTTTAATTGCACTTGCTCAGAACGAGGCCGCCACTGTTTCCGGATACACCAAGGATGACAACCCCGAAACCTTTACAGACTTAAAGTGGTTTCAGACTCACTTCCCTAACCTCTGCCCATAACCCTAGAACCAAAGAGCCCGCCTAGAGCGGGTTTTTTTATGCCTCCCTGAAAATAAATTAGCATTAGCTATTGACTCCAATATTTAGCCTGAGCTAACGTATTTAGCACAAGCTAACGGAGTCATTAGCAATGAGCATCCACATCCATCCGACTGCCGCCACCCCGGCAGCCATCTACAAGCTGCAACGCCAAACCGGCCTGGTCGCCGTTATCCACGGCACCAGCGCCCAACTGATTCCCCACAGCCACTGGCTGGCCCGCAAAGGCAATGCCCTGCCGCGCCACCAGCGCCGCTCTGCCGTGCCGGCCATCCAGCGCCTGAGCGCCCACCACCGTAATCACGGTGGCGACGGCCCCAGCGCAGCCTAATCGGGTGATCACCATGACCAGCATTCCAGCCCGCATTCACAACGCCCAGCGCGCCTTCAAGCGCCTACAGACCACTGCCGACATGGAGCAAGCCATGCTGCGCAGCGGTCGGTTGCTGGACCGCTACATGGCCGAACTGCCCGTCAGCAATCAAACGCTCACCGCCCGCGCCCGCATCACCGAACAGGCAGACCAGTACTTGGCCCGCTGCCGCCGCAAACGCACAGGGAGTAACGCCGCATGAGACTCACCATTCAGAACGAAAAGGAATTGCGATCAGCTATCCGAGGCGCAGGGCCATGGACAAACAAAGGCACACAGCAGATCCGCGTCCACGGCATCACCCTTTCCGTCGCCGTAATCAAAAGCGTAGAGGCCACCACGGTGACCATCTACCCGGCCGGCGACCCAAGCAATGTGATCTACCACGGCACCGGCACAGCAGGCGAATGCTACGCCGATGCAGCCGATGCTATTGAAGGGGCGGTGGTATGAACCTGCTTACCGACAAGCTGAGCATGAATGACTACCAGCTCAATCGTGCCCGCGCCGAAATCATGCACAACCTGAACCTCGGGGTAGAGAAAGCGCTTCAGGGTGAGGCTGACCATACCCACGTGATCCTGCTCCGCCTGGACGGCATCTGGACAGCCTTCATGGGCCAACCACTAGGGCATCTTGCTCAACGCGCCACGACACTCATTGCTGCTGCCCAGCACCACCGCATAGGCAGCCCTTACATCCTCACCGACGCCGGACGACAACTCACAGGCCTCACCACCGGAGAACCCGCATGAAAATCATCGCCTTCACCGGCCCCGGCGGCGCCGGCAAGAACACCGCCGCCGAGGCCTTGCAACAAGCCTATCAGGCCCACCTGATAGCCTTCGCCGACCCGCTCTACAAACTCGCGGCAGACGCCATGGGCATAAGCGTGGCAGAGGTTCGAACTGCAAAAGAATCGGGCAGCACCATCGTGCGCACTCTTCTCGAAAAGCTGGGTGACGCCCTACGCGAAAGCCTTGGCGAAGAACACCTGATCGACAAGCTGATCGACCGAATTCGCTTGGTAGAACGCGTACGCAAACAGGACGCCATGATCGTCATCACCGATCTGCGCACCGAAGAAGAAGCAACCTGGGCGCGCTGCATGGGCGGCTTCGTGGTCCACGTTCACCGCACCACTGGCACCAGCAACAGCACTCGCGCCACCAACCAGCCCATCGTCATGGAAGACAGCGACGGCTACCTACTGAACGATGGCACCGCGGATGACCTGCATGCCCAGACCAATCTGGCTGTCACCCAGTGGCTGCTTAACAAGGAAAAGGCCCGCCTGGCCACTGGCAAAGCCAACGGGAGGGCAGCATGAACCTGCTAGCCCGCCTCCTCTACCGGCTCACCGCTAACCGCCCTACTCAGCTGATCAAGATCGAGGGTAAGCCCTATCTTGAGCGGTACTTCATCGGCCAGCTGCTGGGGCTCACGGTCTACCTCCACCGGTTCGTGCGCGACGACCACGAACGCAGTCTGCACAACCACCCGTGGAACCACGCCATCAGCCTGGTGCTCACCGGCCACTACCGCGAACACCACGCGCCATTCGCCCGGTGGATTGAACCGGACCTGGTAGTGGCCACCGTAGAGACGCGCCCAGTCCGCTGGTTCAACCACATCACGCGGGCAACCCTGCACCGCATCGCAGGCGTAAAGCCGGAGACCTGGACGCTCTTCATCCACACCGATTGGAAGCACAAATGGGGCTTCCTGCACCGCCTGGGCGTGCACTGGCCTCACTACGAATACCGGATTTACCAATCCGATCAGCCCCGGGAATGGTGGCACACCGCCAAACCGGGCCGGCTGATCGGCAGGGAGCCCTTCGGAGGTTAACCATGAGCCAGCCCACCTACCGCATCAAGCACGCCGCGCAGCGCCTTGGCACCAAGCCAGGCCAACTCCGCGAACAGCTACGCGGCATGGGCGCCATCACCCCCGAAGAACGGGCCCACCCAACATGGGTGCGCGAGGGCTGGCTCAAAGAAGAACACACCCAGTACCACCACCCCGTAGTGGGCTGGGCATGGCGAACACGAATCGACATCACCGAAGCCGGCCTTGTGGAACTGTTTGGCCTGCTCGACAACGCCGCATAGAGGGGCACATGGAATGGACGCAAAAGCACAAATACGCGCTCAGCGCCGGGGCCTACCAGGTCAGCAAGACATACACAGCCACCAAAGCCGTGTACACCGCCTGGCCACCCAAACCGCCCTACAGCAGAGCCCTGCCATGGCAGGGCCTCGTGCACCAGTGCATTGGCTGCTACAGCGATGCCGGCCAGGCAAAAGCCGCCTGCGAAGCCCACGCGGCCCTGTCCAGCTTATGCAGCTTCCTCTACCGACAGAGCGACAGCAAAAACAAACCGACTGCGCCCTGCTGATCATCACCCTGGTCAGCGGCAGCGCCCTAGCAATCTGGCTGCTACTGCGATGAACACACTATTTCTACTCATGGCCGAATTCGAGACAGCGGAAATCCCGCTGGACGCCCTCGCCGAAAAATACCTCGGCCTGAGCCCGGCCCAAGCCAAACGCCGTGCTGCCCGCCAGGCACTGCCGTTTCCCGCACACCGGGGAAGCCGCAGCCAGAAGGCCCCGTGGCTAGTGCACACCCAAGATCTCGCCAACCACCTCGACGCGCAACGCAACGAAGCCGCCCGGGAATGGAAAGCGATCAACGAAGCAGCTTGAAAGGAGCCCATATGAAAGACGCAACGATTGAAGCAGGAATGGAAGGAATCAGCCAACACGTCACCAACACCACCTGGTTGTGCCACGCACTTTCCAAAAACGCCGGCTGGTGGACCGACCCTGATACAGGAAACGACATCGACCCCAACCCCACCTTCCCGGTGAAGCTCTGCCTGATCCATTCCGAGATCAGTGAAGCCATGGAAGGCCACCGAAAAGGCCTGAAAGACGACCACCTTCCCCATCGGGACATGGCGGAAGTAGAGCTGGCCGATGCCCTTATTCGCATCCATGACCTCGCCGGAGCCATGGGCTACGACCTCGGGGGCGCTGTTACAGAAAAGCTGGCTTACAACCAACAACGCGCCGATCACAAGCTGGCCAACCGCGCCGGCAACAACGGCAAGAAGTACTAACCACCAACCCCCAATGGGAGAGAGAACCATGCGTACAAACGTAGATGACTTCATCAGCGAACTGGACGGCGGCGTGTTCGCCCAAAAGCTCGGCCAAGCCCTGTCCGATGTCGCCGCCGGCACCATCGACCACGGCAAAGGCAGAAAGAAAGGGAAGATCACCATCGAGCTGGACGTTCAGCAGATCGGTGAATCCCACCAGGTGCAAATCGGCCACACCCTGAAAGTGTCGCGCCCCACCCTGCGCGGTAAGGCTACCGAAGAAGACACCACCACCACACCCATGTATGTGGGCAAGGGCGGCAAGATGACCATCGCCCCCGATGCCCAGATGGATTTCCTGAAAACCCCCGCAAAAGAGGAGCAATAAGCTCATGGAAACACTCGCCACCACAACCCTACTGGAACACATCCAGGACAACACCACCCGCCTTGAATTCAACAAGACGGCAGCGGAACAAAATCTCGACGTAGCCGCCCTGCCCAACGATACAAAGGTGCTGGATCTGGAGCAGTTCAAACCCCGCCGCAATCGCTTTCGCGGCAAATTCGCCACCAGCAGCGTTGAAGATTTTGTCAACTACACAGAGGCCAAGGCTGATCTCGGGGCCGAGTGCTTCGTCTACCCGGACGACATGACGGCCACCGCAGTACTGAACCTCGGCAGCATCAATGCGCCGGGCCACGCCGACAGCCTGGCTAAGATGAAGCTGAAAACCACCGCCGCCTTCGACGCTATCAACAAAACCGATGGCGCCGCACGCTCCCAGCAGCAGCTGGCCGAGTGGCTGGAAGACTGGCGCGACAGCGTTCAGGGGCTCACCAACGACGAACAGGCACTCACAGCCAACCAAGTCATCGCCGCCATCCGCCGCATCACCATCAAGGCCGGCAGCACCAGCGATCACACCGAAGGCCAGCTCAGCGCCACTCGCTCCTCGCTTGAACAAGTGGAAGCCAGCAGCAACAACGAACCCCTGCCCAGCTTCATCCTCTTCAAGTGCACCCCCTATCAGGGGCTGGCTGAACGCACCTTCGTACTGCGCATGAGCTTGCGTACCGTCGAAGAAAACCCCCTGCTCAGCCTGCGGATCATCCGCCCTGAACAGCACGAAGAAGAAATGGCCGAGGAGTTCGCCGGCCTGCTGCAAGAAAAATTCGGCGACACCCTCCCCGTCACCATCGGCGCCTTCAGCGCCTAACCCACACGCCCGGGGCAACCCGGGCGTTGCCCGAGCAACTGGGAGAGAAAACCATGCAACAAGCAACCGCAGAAAAACAGGAAACCGAACGCCGTTTTGCCATCGGCTTTGAAACCGAAGGCGGCTACTTCGCTGGCATCATCAACATCAACGGCCAGAAATTCGGCATCGTCGTATCCCCAAAAGAGGGCGACTTGGACGACCAGCAATGGGGCCCATGGAAAAACCGCACCGCCATCGAAGGGGCCAACAGCTTCTTCGACGGCCAAGCCAACACCCAGGCCATGGCCGAAGCGGGCAGCGAACTGGCAAAAGCCATTCAGGCCCTGAACATCAACGGGCACACCGACTGGTACCTGCCCGCCCGGGACGAACTGGAGCTGGTGTATCGCACCCTGAAACCCACCACAGATGAAAACTGGCGCTTGCGCGGCGACAACCCCAGCAGCGTACCGGTTGGCTATGCCTACTCAATCGATGAGCCCGCACAAACCACCACCCCCGAATTTCAGGAAGACGGTGAGCAGGCCCTGGAGCGCGCTTGGTACTGGACCAGCACGCAGTACTCAGCCAACGGCGCCTGGATGCAGGACTTTGTAGATGGCGTCCAGGACTACGACCTCAAGATCAACGCGTTCCGCGCTCGCGCCGTCCGCAGATTCCTCATCAATTAACCCATTCAGCCATTCAAAGGGCGCGAAGCGCCCTTCGCGCCGATTTTTTTGGAGACTGACATGAAGACTCAGCAACTGATGGAAGTGAAACACGGCGGTGCCACCATCCTGCTGCCCCACGACACCATTGTGGAAAACTGGCTGGCCACCTTGCCCGGCCATGCCAACGACAACCCGGGCCAGATCCCGGCCATTGGCGAAGAATGGCCCGAACAGGGCGGCGTTTATGCCGGCATGGTGCGCGGCAGCAATGGCCTGCCGGATTATCACCTGATTGTCGCCACAGGCCCTACCGCTCAGCAGAAAGAAGTCACCTATGGTTCAGCCGGAAAATCTACTGCCGGCGCTGATCACGAATGGGACGGCCTGGCCAATACCATTGCGCTCGCCGAAAGCGATAACGACCACCCCGCCGCACACTGGGCGCACATTCTGCGATTGAATGGGTTCCGCGATTGGTACCTGCCCGCCCGCCGGGAACTGTCCCTGCTCTATGCCAACGTGCCCGAGCTGTTCGACAAGGTGTGGCACTGGTCCAGCACGCAGTCCTCAGCCCACAACGCCTGGCTTCAGTACTTTGTAGATGGCGCCCAGGGCGGCGTCCACAAGAGCCGCGCGTTCCACGCTCGCGCCGTCCGCAGATTCATTAGCCATTCAACCCTTTAACCATTAACAGCGCGCGCAGCGCGCTTCGCGAGTTTTCAGCATGGCACTTCATCACCAGTTGCCGATTTACAAGCTGGCCTATGACCTGCTCTCCGTGACCACCGACATCACCCGGAACATCCCGCGTGATTTCAAACGGCTCATCGGCGAGAAGGTGCGGGAGGAATGCGTGGAAATATTGGTCCTGATCTTCAGGGCCAACGTCGCCCGCAACAAAACCCCGCACATCGAGGATCTACTGGAGCGGCTGCAAGTGGTCGAGCTGTTGCTGCGCCTGGCCAAAGCCGTCTTCGCCCGGGGCCGAGCCGTCAACAAGCACCTCACCCAGGTACACGGGAGGCACAAATGATCGTCGCCACCCACTCCGTGCACAACGACGAACCACATATCCATCCGCGTGCACGCGGACTCGGCCCCAGCAAATGGCTCATCCGCGTGTACGCCACCGATGGCAAAGAGAAATGGCAGCAAGACATCCGCCACAACCACCGCTGCCACCTGTACGACCTGCTACCCATCGCCGCCCAAACCGCCAACGACACGCTGGCAGAGCTGGACTGGGTGGTGACCGATGCAGGGTTTCAAGTGATCAGGCTGAGGTGATGACCATGACACATCAGATACCCATGCTCTGCGAGCCCGTCACTCTCGACTCACGATTCACCGAGATCCTCGGCGCACATCCGGAGGACATCCCTGAGCCAGAACGCCGCCACCGCTGGGCTGCCTGGCTGACCTTGGCACGAGAGAAAAACTCACCAGCTGCCCAAGCATGGACAAATAGCAGCGAATGTACTGGATGCATTCACAAGCGCGGCGGCTGGTGCAAAAAGATCGGGCTGCCCTGCACCGTTAACCCCTGCCTGACATTTAAAACCGGGGCCGTTGGCATGGCATGCATGGGGCTGAACTATGAAAAGGAGCAACACAATGAGTGATATTCGAGAGGCGTTTGAGAAGTGGTATCTGAGCGAGATTGACGGCGACCCGGAAGAATTGGCCGTCGAGGAAGACGGAGATTATTTCTTTCACGTCCCAAGATCTGCATGGAGGGCATGGCAAGCCGCCCTTCAGTCAGCAGAGAGCACCGATCCGGTGGCTACACTGCATGTAAGCGAGAATGCCACAACTGCCAGTTACAGACTGGACCCACTAAGCTGCGTTCCGCTCGGCAGCCATCCGGTATTCCTCCACCCCAAGCCCACGCAGGTTTCGGAGGGCTGGAAGCTGGTGCCGATTGAGCCCACCGAAGACATGGTTCTTCAGGGGTTCGAGTCTGACATTGATCCAGAATTCAATGGCGCCTTTGATGATCTGTCTGGATGCCAGGAAGCCGCCCTAAAAGCCCGCTTGTGTTACGCAGCCATGCTCGGAGCCGCACCAGATCCCGACCATATCGGTGACGCCAACAAAATGGTAAGCCACCGCCACGGCTGCGCCTGCGCCCGAGACTTTTCCCGATGCAAAGCCACCCAGGACGGGTGCCCTCTCAGAGATCCAGCAGGTGCCCATCAATGATCACCACAGTAAACAGCTATTTCTGCGGCGCCGGGCTAATGGATGCTGGCCTGATCGCGGCAGGGATACAGATCAATCAAGCATTCGAGTTGGACGCGGATGCCTGCACGACATACCGCCACAACCTTGGCGACCACGTCACCCAGTGCGACATCACCCAGCAGCTGGTGCTGGAGCAGGACAGCTGCGACGGCATGGTGTTCACTTACCCCTGCACCAAATACAGCACTATCGCGGATATTCACTCTACACGCACTGGTGATGAGTTGTTCCTGCATGCCCTGCGACACCTCGCCCTGGCACGCCCGGAATTCTATGTGGTGGAAAACGTGCCAGGGATGCGCGCCTTTCCCATCGTGATGGAAGCAATGAGCAAACTGCCGGATTATTACGTCCAGATATTTTGCCCAATCAGATCTGAAACGTGGCTCCCTCAACGCCGCCAGCGGCTCATCATCATCGGCACCCGCCGGCCATTTTCAGTACGCCCACCAGAGAACACAAAGCCCATAACGCTTGCTGAAATACTGGAAACCGAACCTCGGGTCACACTGCCCAAGGCTATCAAGACACGCATGACCGGGGGCTACCGGGACCTGCCAATCATCTGCGATCCAGCCAAAGGCGACCTTGCCCCCACCTGTGTCGCACACTACGCGAAGGATAAGAGCACCCGCCTGGTCGTCGACAAACGCTACCCGCTGGGAGTTCGCCCGTTTTCAGTTCGCGAATACGCACGTCTTCAGGGCCTACCCGATTGGTTTAAATTTCCCGTGTCAGACACATCGGCCTACCGGCAGATTGGCAACGGAGTTAGCACACCTGTCGGAGAGTGGGTCGGCAAAGAAATAGCTAGGTACATGTCATGAACTTAAGCCAACCTCTACAGAGTGCAACCGATGAAAGCATGAAATATGCCTAAGCGGCAGCACGCCAGTTACGGATCAACGGAGCTGAAACGCTCACCGTAGATATTTTCGTACTCAACAAAACAGGAAAGACCTTTAATAATTTCTGCAGACAACCGCTCCGCCTCATTTTCAGGCAGCTCAAGCTTGGTATCGATAACAAACAATGTGAGCTGATCGCCCGCGGACAACGCATATGACGAAGCCAGAGAAAGCGCCCGGTATGACGCTCTATCGAAGAATCGGTGGATCTGGCTATCAAACAAGTGAGCAAGCGTTCCCAGGCGATACTCTTTCTTGTTTACCCCCTCCTTGGGGAAAAACTGTATTCGTTTAATGATTGCCGGGCCGATCCCGTTATTTTTGAGAAGAAATACAATCCGCCGCGATTTAGCATCATCCTCCAACCAAGTATGCAGAAGCGGCTTAACAGATAATCGGCCGTGCATCCTCTGGGCCTCACCGCTCCGCGCTGATTCCTGTAGCGCGATTGAAGCAATAACCAACGACGAAACAGATAACCCCAGTGTCAGTACCGGCTCAACAACATCCCACCCTGTCACTCTTGCACCCCCACACCAACAGATTCACTAAACCCAAACCGCTCACCCCGCCGCGCCGGCATGTTCACATACCGGCGCAAGCTATCCCAGCTGTTGTGCAGGCTCACCTGCTGGATCTGGGGCACCGTCAGCCCGTCCTCACCCAACCGGGAAAGCGCCTCATGCCGTAAATCATGAAAGCGCAGATCAACGATACCCAGCATCTTGCAGGCCTCATTCCACCGGCTGCCCGCCGATTTCGGGTTAAAGTCCAAGAGAGGGCCTTCATCACCCGGGAAATCCGCCAAAATCCGATCCACCACCTGCCACCCAACTTCCGGC